CATTTAAAATGGACACACAAACTACTACAATACAAACATCAGTTTTAAATGATATTGATTATCGTTATGGGGCTGATAGTGAACTTTGCACACAGAATGTGCAAGAACAATTTGCAACTGATGATTTAAATTTACCATTTAAATTTCCTATTAATAGTAATGTTCCAAACAATTAAATTATTATGAATGACTTTGATGCACCATTTGATCCTACTGGATATGCAGCTATAACTGGAGCACAGCTTTTACAACTTATTTCTGGTGTTGCACCGAAAAACACTAGAGGTTTAGTTATTCAAACTACAGATAATGGAACTACTCCTGATGTTCCAGATGCTATAACAAACACATGGCTTCAAAGCTATGTGTGGCTAAGACTTCAAGCAAATGCAACAACAGCTTATATTTGGGATTCTAAATCTGTTTTAAATGCCTCTGGTGTTGGATTTGCTTATTGGATTCCCATTAGCCAGTCAATAGCAGACAGCTCAATTACAACAAGAATGCTTAATAATGGTGCTGTTACTAATGCTAAAATAGACAGCGTTGATTATAGCAAGATTGATAATACACCTACTGAACTTTCACCTACTGGAACTGCTGGCGGTGACTTGGCTGGAAACTATCCAAACCCAACACTTAAAAATGCTAATATAAATGACAGTTATATTATAGCACAAGGCCTTACTCCAACTACTGTTTTAAAAGGATCATCAATTGCTGAAGACCAGTTGAGGTCTAAAATAGGTGATCCTACTAAACTTGAGTGGTTTACTCCAATTTCTTTAACAAAAAGTGCAACTACAGTTTTAGCTTCTGCTGCTAATGTAAATAAAATACCAGTTGTAATAACTGGTGTTGGTGTTGATAGTGGAACATGGGCAATGAAGTCAATTGATGAGTGGTTTGTTTTAAGTAATGATTCTGACTTTTTAACACATCTAGCAGCTAAACTACAGCCAAAACTATACAAAAGAGCAAACGTTGGGTCTTTAACAGCAGCATTGGCTGGAACACTTTTTGTAGTTTTAGATAGTGGCTATTCTTATAAAATTGATGCTTGTATTATTTGTAATGCTACTGATGGCAATTTTGCTACTGGCACTGTAATTCCGTTTCACTGTCTTCAAACTTATAATACTTCATCAGTAATTTCTGGACGTCCATTGGTTTATTTAAATGATACTACTGTTGGTATTGCTTTTCAAACCACAACTGATGTTGTTAAAGTTGTTGATCCTATTGGTGCTGGAATGCATACATTAGTTAGTGATAATTGGAATGTTTACATAGAGGTTAATATAACAGCTGTGCTTTAATTCTATGATTGGCTATGTTATAAATCAAATAAAAAAGAAAGTTGCTGTTGATAGGGATACAGCAATTAGATTTATCAACCAAGCTGCCTATGAAATTTATAGACAGTGTGATGTTGCTGGTATTGAAATGGAAGCACCATTTAAAATTAATGGTGATCAAACTATAACATGTCCTTGGTTTGTTGATAGCATAAGAGGAGTTCGAGAATTAAACTCAATGCAAGCTTGGCATCTTAACAAAATGCGTCCAAGATATTATGCTTTCAACTGGAAAGACATGTGGCGCAATATAAGAATAAAAAACAAACAGGCTCTTCAGGCTACTATAACAAATCAATCCAGCATAACTGTAACAACTGCTAAAGCAGAAAACCCAGCCATCGTTGTTACTATTGTTGGGCAGACTGATTCAAGTAGCAGCATAGCTGAAACCATCACACTTGATTCTACAAGTAAAACAACCATTAATTGCTTTTTAGATGTAAATACTATCATCAAAGACAGAAGAAATGATTATGATATTGTTTTAACAGATGTTGATGGTAAACAACTGTCTGTAATTCCAAATCATATGTTAGAATCTGTTTATCAAGTCATAGATGTAAGTTCATGTCCATGGCTTCCACAAAGTTGTGGTTCGACAGACAATTATCTTGAAGTTCTATACAAACAAGCACTTTCATATTTAAGTCTTGATTCAGACAGCTTCCCAACAAAAGTAAATTATGACAATGCTCTTGTTGATAAAGCACTGCAAATTTATTATGAAGAGCAGGGAAAAACAGAACAAGCAACAGCTTTTTCACAAAAGGTTACACTTACACTTGCTGCTATTGCTAGAGACCTTTATAGAGGAACTGAAGACATAATTGCACTGTCTGCAAATCCTCATGACACTATACACAGAAAAATAGGACCTGCACTTAGTCGTAGAAATTCTATTTATTATGGTAGACGTAGTTAGTTATGAATCTAGAATATAATCAACAGTCTTTTAGTGGTGGAATGAATCTACTTGGTGAAGACACAAGAATAGGTGATAACCAATATAGAGTTGCTTTTAATATAACTAATAGATTAGATCAACTTAGTCTTGTAAAAGGAAGTATTTTAGATGAAAAACTTCAAGATGGATTAAAGCAAGGATTAACTACATTTGGCAATTATTTAATTGCTTTTGTTGCAGGATCAGCTTTTTATAGAGCTTATAATGAAACTAAGTGGTTTCGCATTTCTAACTTTTCAATGTCGAAAACAACCCTGCATTACTGGTTTATTTACATACCAGTAACTACAACTAATTATGTTAGATATGCTGCTGTTAATAGTTTTACCAAATCAGCAGATTCTTCTGGTGCAATTCAATCATCTGCAACAACAAAAAATATAGGTTCATCGTATGGACTTCTTGTTCAGGATAATATACAGCAACCGTTGTTTATATATATTAATAATAATGGAATTCCAGTTGCTAAAGTAACACAAGCATATGGCGAATGGTCTATTCAATTTACCGATGGAAATAATACAACTACTGTAGCAGATAAAAGAGAATATGTCCCAATAGGCAATGAAATGGTTTGGGATGATGGTGTTTTGTTTATTGTTTCTCAGGATAAAACACTAATCTATAGATCGGTGTCTGGGCGTCCTCTTGACTTTGCTGTAAACATTCCATGCACACTGGCAGATGCCAGCAGTTCCTATACAATGAGACCCGGTGGTGATGCTACCACAACTGCGTATTCTGTTGGTGTTTCTGGTATTTCTTGCATTAGGTCAATATCAACTGGTGGCTTGTTTGTGTCAGCTTCTGGTCAATGCTTTTCTGTTCAAAAAAACATGTCAAATAATGCTCCAAAGATATTTGGCGAGTATACTTTTATAAGACAATCACTTTTTGCATCTTATGTTTTATCTTCAAGATCAATAATTGATTCTTTAGGTGATACAAAATTTGTTGATCTTTCTGGTATTCGCTCATTTAATGCTGTATCTCAACTATCTAATGAAGGAAGAAATAATTTCTTTTCTCAAAATATAGCTACAGCAATAACTAATATAACTCAAAAAACAGATTATGGTGCTGCTATTCTTTTTGATAATTATGAAATTTATAGTATAGATACTACATTTGGACCTGTTCTTGCAAAGTTTGATTCTATAAATAAGTGTTGGGTTTCATTTGACAATAAACAGGCAGACGGTAAAAGAATAAAACAATTTGCTACAATGCAGATTGATGTGTTGGCTTTGTTTGCTATAACAGAAGATAATAAGCTTTATCAATTGTATGCAAGTAACGAATACACTGAAGGTTATATAAGAACTGCTGCAATGTGTGCATCAAATACTAGCAATAGCATACAAGAAAATAATGATGCACCAAACACAGTTAAGTGTCAACTTAAACCAATTAACCATAGAGTTATATTAAATAATATAACAGAAACTTGTAAACTTAGCTCAGCTGTTTTTGTTAATAATAACTGTGCATCAACAAAGTTTAACACAAAACAAATAACTCCAGCTTTTATAAATGTGCTTAGTGATTCATTATCACTACAAGATGTTGGAACACAATTAGCCAGTGTTGTTTTTTCTTCAGATGAAGTTGAACAAGGATGGAAGTCATTTCTTGTTTTGAAGTGGACTAATGGATCAATAACAAATATAGGTGCTTCATTTAATAAGATAGATTCTGTTAATACTATTGATAGCAATTTAATTGTTGATCAGTGAAAAGTATAAAAGAAATAGTAGAATGGATTCTTAAAAATAGAAAAGGGAATGCTTTTAAGAATTATAGCGAACTTAAAATTGTATGTTTAATACAAGAAGGGGTTCGTGATAATACATTTTATTTTGTTGAAGATAAAGAAAAACATATCCTAGGCGTAGCTTGTGGAATAAAGATTGCTGATAATATGATTGAGGCACATGATGTGCTGACAGTTAAGACTGGCATATTAAAACAATTTATAATTTAATTTTCAAATCAATTTCACGATTTTAAAATTAAAGCAAAAAGAAAAAACAAAACTATTATTTTTTCAGACATTAAAAAACTAAAAAGGAGGATAATATAATGGGAAGCTCTTATACAACAGATACCAAAGAAAACACAGATTCAACTTTAAGTGCTTATCAAAAATATTTACCATCACTGCTGAAAGAAACATCTGATCAAACTGGCACAGCAGCAAAGTCACAGCTTGAAGCTACAAAAGAAGTGCAGCCAGAGTATAATCAACTCAATTTAGATCAGCTTCAAAAATATGCTTTGCCAGAAGCTAAGGTTGGACAGCAAGTAGCTAATTCAAATGCTTTAGCTGGAGCCGATACAAATCTACAACAAATACAAGGTTCTGGAGGTCAGGCAGCAAAAGCTGCTGAAAGTCTTGCAGAAAATACAAACTCAGCTTACAAATCTGCACAGAAAGGTGCAACAGAGGGTGTTAATGCTATTAATTTAACTGGACTATCTCCTGGTGAGGAGGCTTCTACTGAAAGAGCTAACAACCAATCTCTAAGCTCAACTGGCAATCTGGGTGTTAATAATGGAACTAATACAACATCTAATGCTATGAATTTTGGTGGTGCCTTTAATAACAAAGTAAGCCTTCTTAACAATGCAACACAAACTGCAAACAGTGTTGCAGGTGATGGAGTTGTTAATACGACTAATGTAGCTTTAGGACAACCAAATACATCAACCTCTGGTAATTTTGGAACAAACCAGTTTGGAAATTCTAATACAGGAACAACAGCAAATTCTGCTGGTAATGCTTTTAATTTTAGCTCTGGATTGCTTGGAGATTTAACCAGTATTAATAACAATACAAACAGAACAAATGCACAGAACAGTTCATCTCAGAATGCACTTCTTGG